CAGTGACTGTGGCACCTGAGGCAAGTTTTAATGATGTCAGCACATGAACTGAACCTGTGCCGTTAGGAAGTAGTTCTATATTTTCGTTCGATCGTGCAGTCTTAATAGTGTTGTCTTCTATCAATACACCACCTGCTTGATCGCCACCTGCACCAACATGAAGCGTTGCGTTTAAACTCACAGTGTTTGCATCAATAACAATGCTTCCTGCTGATTCTAAAGTCAGTGTACCTGTACCGTTTGTTTTGATGTTTAGATGTTCGTTTGATCTATGACCTTCTAAAGTGTTGTCTCTGAATCTCCATGAATCGAAAACCACATTACCTGTTCCTGAATTGGTAAGAGTCAAATCTGCATTTGATGGTGCTGATATAGTTGATCCCGTGATTGTCAGGTCGCCTGTTGATCCACCGCCCACTGAATCTGCGTATGCCTTGACCGCCGCTGATGTAGGGATCGTGGTATCGTTGTTGTTTGAACCTACCCCTTCCGCCTGCGTAACTATGCTGGCCGCGGCAAAGTCCGCAACTTCTATGTTTGAAATCGAGTTGCCCGTTCCGTTGGCGTCTATTGTCTTGTTTGTGAGTGTGTCTGACGAACTGGCAGTGATGTAACTGGTTAGGTCTGGCCCTGTGATAGTTAAAGTGTCGCCTGAAACTGCTGTGGTAACACCTGTGGCACCTGCCACCTTGAATGATTCGCCTAGCGTTACTGCTGTGCCTGTTGAGTCATCACCTACGACTGTCAACGCTGTTGCCGTTGAACTAGCGGCGTCAGTGATGCCATACCCTGCGAGTGTGGTCGGCGTTGATGTCACATTTGCGAAAGCAACTGAACCTGTCAATGTTCCAGTGATGTTGCCCGTGACGTGTAAATTCTCTTTTATGGTTACCTGGGTTGAATCAGTCGAACTTATTTCCGTACCTTTGATCTGGATACCTTCTATGTCCACTGATCCCGTGCCACCCGCGTTCAGTGTTAGGTCGGCATTTGATGGTGCTGATATGGTTGAACCTGTGACTGTAAGGTCTCCTATGCTGTCCGCTGATATCCCTGAGAGGTTGCTACCATCACCGTAGAAAGCGGTCGCCCTAACATCGCCTGATACATTCAAATTCTCCTTGATAGTGACCTGTGTTGAGTCACTAGAACTGATCTCTGTGCCGTCGATGGTCAGTGCCATTATGTTTACTGAACCTGTGCCGCCGGGGGTGATGTTGATGTCAGCGTTTGAAGCCGAACTGATGATGTTGTCGTTCAGGATCAGGTTGTCCACAGTGGCCGGAGTGGATAACGCCGTCGCTGTTATGCCTGTAAGACTGCTTCCGTCTCCCGTGAATGTTCCTGTGATGTTTCCTGTGACGTGTAGGTTTTCCGCTATGGTCACCTGTGTGGAATCATCTGAATTGATCGTGGTGCCTACCACTTTCAACGCACCCAGTTGTACCGCGCCTGTGCCTGATGCTTCTAGGACCAGGTCAGCGTTGGAGGCGTTTGCACTTATCTTGTTTCCTGAGAACGATATCTGTGAATCTGCCGCGGTCTCTGAATACAGTTCAGAGAAGTTGTTGTTGATCTTCTCAAATGCGGTCCTTAACGGATCACCTGTCCCGTCGTTTGCGCCTGTTCCTAAATTTACAATCTCTCTAGCCATATTACAAGTCTATTAACACCCTTTGGAATTTGAATACTGTGCTGTCACTACTTATGTTTGTAGCAAGTAGTCTCACATTACCATCATTGATGTCAGCCGTGAAGGTGCATAGTGGATCAGTGTATGATGTTGTGCTACCAAACACAGTCAGATATGCTTCTATCGTGCTGTCACCACTTGGACCGTGTATCAGGTTGGCCTCCACCATCTCGAATCTGCTGTTGGTACTGTCTGATATCGAGATGTAGTACTTGGCACTCCTGTAAGTCGCTGAACTGAATGAATCTATCTCCGTGGTCGCCGAAGTGGCCACTGTGGCTGTGTTGTCATTGATGTCGGAATGGCTCAGTGTGGCTGATGCTGTGGCGAATCCAAGAACCCCAGAACCATCCGTCTTCAGTAATTGGTTGGCAGTTCCATCTGCTGTTGGCATACTCAAGCCATTCACTGTGACTGTTCCTGTGCCCTCACCTGTAAGTTCTAGATCAGCGTTGGAAGTGGATGTTATTGTGTTGTCACTGATCACCACACCGTCAATGGAAGCGGAAGTGTTTGCTGTTATCGTAGTGAATGTTCCTGCGGCCGGTGTTGTGCCACCAATCACCGTGTTGTCAACTGTGCCGCCATTGATGTCTGCCTTAGCAATGACCACATTTCCTGTTCCTGATGCCGAAAGCACAAGGTCGGAGTTGGACACAGTTGTTTTGATCTCATTGTCTGTTAGGTTTATGTTGGAGTCAACTGTTAGGTCTGTTATGGACACGGTTCCTGTACCGCTGGGTCTAAGCACGAGGTCATCGTTGCTCCTGTCTGCGGATATGTTGTTGCCACTGATCGTAATACCATCATTGAACAGTGCGGATCCATACACTTCAGTGAACATTGTGTTCACACTCTGCATAGCGGATCTCAGTGTATCACCTGTGCCGTCATTAGCGTCTGTACCTACATTTAGGTTGATTCTTGCCATTATACCTTAACTATCCTCCTTACGAATTTCAAAGTCTGTGTTGTAGTGTTATTTACTTTCGCCCGCACCCTCACATCACCACTGTTTATAATCGCGGTGAATTCCAGTGAATCATACACACTAGAACCGTCTCCGGTACCGTTGTCCACACCACCGAACACACTGATGTAAGCGTTTGATCCATCGTGCGTGACGTTGGCCTGTACTAAACTGTACCTGTCATTGGTACCATCTGATATCTGTATCAGGTAATTTGCACTCCTGTGGGTGGACGTACTGAAAGTGTCGAAAGTTTGTGCCACACTGTTTCCTGTTATGGTGTCGGTTCCGTCGGTCAAATCTGTGTTGTCGAAAAGTATGGGTGATGTGAAGAATGACAGTTGTCCACTGCCGTCTGTACGTAGCACTTGGTTTGCTGAGCCATCGCTGGTCGGAAACTTGATGCCATTGAATGACACAGTGCCCGTGCCCTCGCCTGTCAGTTCAAGGTTGGCATTGGAAGTGGATGTGATCGTGTTGTCCGTGATGACCACACCGTCAACTGTGGCCGTGCCAGATGTTGTCAGTGTCGTGAACGTGCCGGCCGCCGCGGTCGTGCCGCCTATCACTGTGTTGTCTATCGTGCCCTCGTTAACGTCCGCACTTGATATCGACACAGATCCTGAGCCGTTGGCCGTGAGTAATAGGTCAGCGTTCGAATCATTGACCCTTATGTCGTTGTTGGATATGTTGATTGCGGAATCTATTGTGAGGTCACTGATCTGTACAGTGCCGGTGCCGTTGCCAGCGAGTTCTATGTCCGCATTGGACTGTGTGGCGCTGATCACGTTGCCATCGAATGAAAGTTGAGACAGTGAGAAGTTCGGTTGGGCATAGATCTCCGTGAAGTTGTTGTTGATCTTTACACCCGCACGTCTGATTGTATCGCCCGTGCCGTCGTCTGCTGTAACACCTATGTTGATTAGTTCCTGGGCCATGTCTTACCCTATGAGGCTATCAAGCCGTAGTTTCTTAACACTGTTAATATTGAATCGATGGCCACATCATTTTTTGTTGACCCATCACTGGTATAACTTATCGCACTTTGTTGTGCGACCGGTGTGGTACCATGGAAGCCAACGTTTCCGTCCACTTGGACATGATCATTAAGATTTATCTGTGTGCTGTCAGTGGCACTAATTGTTGAACCGTTAAGTGTCAGTGCACCGATCACCACATTTCCTGTTCCGCTTGGTTGTATGGAAATGTCAGCGTTGCTTCCGTTTGATGAAATGCTGTTGGTAGTCAAGGAACCTGTTGTTGTGTCACCTGCTATCGTGGCACCACCTGAAAGTGTTGTTGCACCTGTTACTGCCAATGTTGAACTTAATGTTGTGGCATCTGTTACAGCCAATGTTGAACTCAAAGTTGTGGCACCTGTAACCGCTAAAGTTGAACTCAGTGAAGCCGCGGATGACAGCACTATCTGACCTGTTCCGTTTGCAGAAAGTGTGATTGCGGCGTTTGAACCATTAGATGATATTGTGTTTGATGTCACAGACGTGGCTGTGAATTCACCTACGACCTCGACACCACCTGTTCCGTTTCCTGACAGTGTCAGATCACCATTTGTGATCAATGAAGTGATATTGTCACCGTTGATCTGTAGTTGATCAACTTCCACTATGCCAGTTCCGTTTGGCTGTATTTTCACATCACCATTTGTCTCGTTGTTGGTGAACAACCCACCAAGTGATGCACCTGCGAGATCGTCATACACCTCGATAAAGTTTGTGTTAATCTTGGTCATAGCGGTACGTAAAGTATCGCCTGTTGCTGGATTTCCCAGTGTTCCTGTGTCTATGTTAATTCTTGGCATAATCTAACAAACGTATTTATTAAATACTAATATGTTCATAGAAACCCTCAAGACCATCAAGTTGTACAAGAGGGAGAGCAAATATGGGGTCATGCACAACTATCGGAGGCGTAACATGATCTACGTTTTCAAGTGTGACTCCTGTTCAGGAACATTCCAAAGGCCCAAATCTAAAGTGGATCCTGCACGTGCATCAAATGACTACAAGCACGTGTGCAGTAATTGTGATTCCAAGAAGTTCGCCCAGAGCATAGGTGTCAAGATGCGTAAGGTTTACCAGTTGGACGCCAGCAGTACCAAGACCCTATAACTGTTTCCAACGTATGTCGTCCCTATGACCGTCTATCCATCTCTGTAGATCTGCGTAGATGCCCGACTTTATGTTTGGTTGGTCGAAGTACCATCTCAGGAACGGGTTTGCTTCGAGGTATTCTTTCCTGTTTATGAAGTGGAAGTTGGTGTCAGGGAATTTACGGAAGATCTGTCTCAATTGGTACATCCATTCGTACTTGAGGTATGCCTTCATGCTTACCCTATTAGGATAATTCAGCGTGTTTTTGTATATGTTGTTTTGTAGCCTGCTGAGCTCACCATCCCTAGGCCCTGTCAGTTCCCATTGCCTCGCACCCATTATGTCGAAAGCCATTATGACCACGTTCTTGATTCCAGACTCCGCGGCCATCAAAACCGCACTGCAACCAGAACCACGTGCCTTGGAGAAATCATTGGTCTTAATCTTGCCACCTTTCTTGATGTCACCACCACGCCACATCCTGTATATCTTGAGACCTTTTGGCACGTCCATTTCCTTGTCGCCTTCACAGATGTAGTTCCATTCGCTGATGTCTTCGGGTCCATGTATGGCGGGGGACTCCTTGCCGTTGTTGTGCCAATTGGCAAGTTCCTCGTACATATTGGGATTCACTGCCACTATGTGATCGCACAACTTAGGATGGTCCCTGTATATGGCGTTACATCCATAAATGATGCCGTGTCCCTTCAGTGTGTCTATTGGGAAGATGTTTCTTGATTCACCGTTGCCTATTATGAAAGCGGTATCCATTATACGCCAAACGACTCTCCACAACCACAGGCGCTGGTTGAATTGGGATTTGAAATCTCAAACTGTGATCCAAATGTTTCCTCGATCCAGTCGATCTTCGTTCCCGCCACGTACAGCATAGAAGTCTCATCAACAACGAACCTACCTGTGCCCCAGTCGGTCATCTCATCGCCTTCCTTTACATCTTCTTTTTTCTCAATAAATCCCCAATCATATTTGAACCCAGCACAGCCACCGCCTAGCACCGCTAGACTGACAGCGTACTTGTCAGGATTTTTTGATAATAACTTTTCCATCTGTGCTTTTGCTGAATCTGTAATATCAAACCATTTCATACTGTTAATTATCCTCGCCTGTCTCCACTGTTTTGAACTCCGACTGAGATCCAGAATCTCGTGGCGTCCAATTTCTTTTCGAAACTCATATATGCGTTTTGATTCTCCCAATGATTCTTCGGATTCTCTATCTCACCTACAGGTTCAAACCACCATCCCCATTTTCCTTCACAGTTGACCTGGCACCATTCTATGCACTCGCCCATGATTCCATTTGAATTCATGTCAACATTGAATCTGAACCTCTGCATATAACCACAATCATCAGGAATCTCCGACATCTGCGGTTTTGTTCTTTTGACTTTTACTTTACCGTAACCTCGCATCATTTCCAGTTGTCAATTACCCATTGATCAGCACACTCCATCGGGTTGGGTGAACCGTGGAACACAGCGACCCGGTTACCAGGTTGCACCTTACAAGGTTCCCTGAACCATTTCTTTCCGTCCTTGTTCAATAACTTCGTGTCCTTCAGTCCTATCATCTCCCATTTGTATGACCTAATCCATTCTTCTGGGAACCAGGTGATCTCGTCTTTTGCCCTCTTGGTTATCCAATCTTGGTCACCGTGGTTCTGTTGCATTATCTGTGCTGATCTGTCCTTGAATTCTGTCCAAAGATAGTTCATCGTTCCAGAATGCCAACGCATACAACTGGAGTTTGACAATTTCCAGTCCTTGATCCTGCACCTGTTGAAATCCCTGATTATGTTGAACTTGCCGGTGTGTGTGAACAATGGATCTATGTTGTCAAATATTACGACGTCTAAATCGAAGAACAGTATGTTGCCCTTCAATGGCATCTCAGGGGCAAACATCCACAACTTGCTCCACCAAGATTTTATATATGGATCGTTTGGAAGTTTGATCACGTTGATGTCTGGATCCAGTCCGTTGGGATCATCAGTTAGGCAATGAAATTTGTATGGTACAGTGGTGTGTCTTTTCACCATACTGTTTAAAACGTTAGCGTACTTGGATATGTACTTGTTACCCCATTTCACACAGACCACGTGATTCTCAACCATTGCTCAATGCCTCCATCTGTATGTGTCGCCAATCCGCACTGTCGAGAGTGTATGGATAATCTGTTTCTATCGTTGGTCCGTATATTGTCCTAATGCTCTTGATGTCAAGGTTGTCACTCATAACTCTATGTATCTCTTCAACTGATGCATCGGTACCAAATGTCCTCTGTAGGTCCACCTGTCCTATCTTGATGTAGCCTAATGAAAGTCTTGAATCCTCCCAGTCATAACCATTGTCCTTCAACCACGTTCGGTATTCGTCCATCTCTTCCTTTTTGAATTCGTCCTGTTCGGTTATGGTCTTCCCCCATTCCACATCGAACTCACCGGAGTAGTATCGTTGGTGATTTATCTCAGAACACAACGCCTCCGTCATCTTGGGTGCGTGTTCATCCCTGAACACTTCATACAGTGTCTTGCCCACCTGGCTCCAGTGCAGGTACACTCCGCCCAACTCCCTGTCATACCTATTTTGTTTGAACAGTTCGAAATCCTCATCCTGCAGATCATATCTCGGTGCCTTGAGGAAAGTCGTGATCTGCGAAGGCCTCATCCACTCAGGTTCAAATGCTTTTTTACGATCCGAATTTACCCAACTCTCGATCTCGTGACAGATGTTGTTGAGTTGTCGAATTGCGTATTTGGTTTCTGCGTCCGCCTGCTTGTAGAACTCTGAAGCCTTCCAAGCAGTGCCTTGCAGTTCCTCGAAGTGCCTGTGCAGTTTGTTGCAGGCCTCGTGCTTAAGCCTCTTGCCGGGTGTTTTGGATTCATCACCGTCTACTGCTTTGCCTATGGGTAGATTACTGCTGTACTGGAAGTCGTCCACACTGAACGGATCTATTCTCTCATAGGTAGGAGTAAAATCATATGAATTTATCTTTGCGATGTTGAGGTTCAGTTCACCAACGAGATAGTGTAGGTTCCTTTTCGAATCTGCGAAACCCAGGAAACAGAAATTCTTCTCCAATATCCTCTGCTGTTTTAGGTTGTCCTTGAGAGCATCCAGCCATCGATGTCCCAAGGGTGTGTCGTATATCTGGAAGTAGTAGGCAATGTCAGTGAGGCCCACCCTCACCATGTCGTGTATGAATTTATTCTTTCCTGTAGATGGCACTGTTGGCTCGGTGTTCCATACATTCCACTTCCACAACATAACACGTGTTGTTCGTTTGCTCCCTGATCAGTTTGTCCGCGAAATCAAATGCGTGTTTGGCGAACATCTCAGCACCAACACCATCGAACTCCACGGTCTCAGCGACGTCGTGTTTCTCAAGTTCCTTGGGTTTGTCAAGGTGTGGATCATTGATGTCCGCTGCGGTCTTGTGATCGAAGTGATCCTCCAGCCATTTCTTGAGTGGCTT